TCCTGCAGGTGTTCAAACTGTAACTAATAAAGACATCGACGGCGGGACAGCGGCCAATACTCGAAGAATAACAATACCAAAAGATACGCTAACTAACTTAACTTCGCTTACCAGAAAGCAAGGAACACTTGTTTTTGATACGACATCAAACAAGCCTTATTACGACGACGGTTCAAATTTAAAAGTTATAGGCTCGGGCAGCGGTGGCGCTTCAAACCTAATTGATGATGGTGACGGTGAAGCAGGCGTTACAAATTTTATTGAGGGTAGTTACTCAGCGGCTACAAGGCCAGCAGGTACATTTACTAGCTCAAGTGGCGCCGGCACATTTACAGTTTCTACAACCGCTACAAGTTTATTCGGCAATAATTCTCTATTGCTTACAAAGGTTACTGGCTCGTCACGACAAGGACGCGCAGTAGAACGGACGATAACGCTAGATTCTGGTTATCAAGCAAAAGTCCTTGAAATGCGAATTGATTATGAAGTTGTATCGGGCTCGTTTGTGGCTGGCAGCTCTACAACCGATTCGTCATTAATCTGGTACATCGGGCAGTTTAACGGCTCAACTTGGACTTATACAGAGCCCTCAACGTTTAAAATGTTTTCTAATAGCACAAGCATATCTGACGTACTAATTGGTAACTTTCAGACTAATGCAGATACCACGCAAATAAAGTTGATAGCGTATGTTGCTGAGACAGCAAGCTCTGACTGGGTCGTAAAATGCGAAGTTGCGTTTACGCCCTGCAATTATGTATACGGCACGCCCATCACGGATTGGATACAAGGAACGCCAACATTCACACAATTTGGAACTGTAGCTTCTGTAAATGTATGGTCTCGTAGAGTTGGTGATTCTTTACACCAAAGGGGCCGCTTTGTTTCAGGAACAACAGTTGCCTCTGAAGCCAGAGTGTCTCTAGTTCATGGTTTAAATACATCATTAACAATTGATTCTACAAAAATTACTGCTGACACGATGGTAGGTCATTGGTGGAGAAATTTAGCGGATGCTTCAGTCGTTGATTATTCAGTAATCGCTAAAACTGGAAGTGTTGGATATGTAAATGTCAGCACAAGAACAGCCGCAATAGCTCCTTACAACTATGCAAATGGAAATCAGGTCGGTGACTCTGGCGGCGTTTCTGGTTTTGATTTTACTGTCCCAATCACAGGCTGGAGCAGTAGCACTCAGGTCAGCGATGGGTACGATGGTCGAAAAATAGCGGCAAATGTTGGACTAACAAGCTCTTTAGCTGTTGGTGCTAATGGCGTTATTATATTTAGCGCAGTTCAAAATGATTGGACCGCCTCTTATAACACATCCACGGGACTGTTTACCGCCCCTTCTGATGGTGACTATAAAGTTTCAGTTACTCTCACCGCAAACGGTAGCGGAAGCGCATACGTAAAAGTTAACGGAACAGCAAAAACTTATATTACAGGCTATAGCACAAGCGTACAAAATGGCTCCGTGACCGTAACCGCTCGGGCCGGTGAAACCATCGGTGTTTATGCCCAGGACGCTGTTACTTTTAGCGCCACCGTTGCAAATGGATTTCTAAATTATCTAAGCATTGAAAAACTCCAAGCCCCGACAACCATTTCGGCGACTGAGGTTGTGGCGGCTAGATATACGACAGCAGCTGGTCAATCAATTCCAAATACTGCAACATACACTACTGTAGATTTTGGAACGAAAGATTTTGATACCCACAACGCTGTTACAACCGGCGCAAGCTGGAAGTTTACCGCTCCTGTATCTGGTATATACGAGGTAACTGTTTTCAATGCTTTCTCAGCTTCTTTAGCATGGGGCGCTGGAAACGCTGCCTACGGAGCACTATTTAAAAATGGTTCAACGGAAGTCGCAATTATTGATGACCCTACTATATGGGCAAGCATTACAGATTTAGTCCCGCTTAAAGGTAGCAGCTTGGTAAATTTATTAGCAGGAGAAACTCTTGAGGTTAAGCTTGCGAATAATAGGTCGGCTGGAGCCGCAACGCTTCAGGCAACTGCCACTTACAATTATATAAACATTAAGAGAATTAAATAATGAGCAAGCGAAGCCAAAAATACATTAAAATGCCTTGGACTGGCGGAGTTAACGACTCGGTAGACTCCGGCCTCCTGCCCGATAACGATCTCGTTCAAGCGGATAATGTCACCATTGGGATCTCAGGCTCCCGTTTAAAACGCGAGGGCATTGACTATTTTGACCAATTGACTGTACCGTCAATCAGTTCAGCCACTCGCTCAGGCTCGACAGTAACTGTAACCTTTGGCGCAAATATAGACACTGCTACAAATGATATATTCGTGGTAGGTGAGAAAATAAACGTACAATCTACAGATGCTGAGTATACAAATGCTACCGCAACAGTCGTATCAATTCCAGCAGCAACTCAACTTACATATACAACAGCAGGAGCTATAACTCCAGCTGCAGCTTCAGCGACAATCTCTTCAATTACGCGAACAGCTTCGATTGTGGGCATGCATGATTTCTGGTACTATGATCCAAGCAGCGACGCCAAGAACCAGTACATTTTAGCTGTTAATTCAGATGCGCAAGTATTTCGCTACAGTATCAACGGCGAAAGAATTGGCTTAACTAATAAAAGTTACGCTGTAACTTTCGCTGATTCAGGTGATTTAGTCACGCTCACAGCACATGGACTTGTCGTAGGCGATGCGGTTGGATTTACTTCAATCACGTCAACAACAGGCATTTCAGTTAACGAAGTTTATTACGTACAAGCAGTTGGATCAGCAGATACATTTACGCTCGCGGCTACGCGGGGTGGCTCATTGCTACCCCTTACAACAAATGGCTCTGGGACATTAGTATCCCCACAATTTACGCAAAGTATTAATTCAGCCTCGTTTTTGACAATGAACGAAAAATGCTTAATTGCTTTTGATGGTATTGAAAATTTCCCTAAAGTATTTGACCCAGCGGCTTCTACGACTGAAATTCGCGGCGCGCTAGGGGCGTGTCCAAATGCAAAGTTTATTTGCGAAAAACCTCATCTTGGTAGAGCTTGGATGAATGATAAAGAAATTTCAGAGCAGCTATATTATTCTGCTTCATATGACTTTGACAAATGGAACGGCTACGACGACTCCGGAGTCTTGAACATAGGATTTGGAGACGGAGACCCCGATGGCATAAATGCAATTCACCCGCCGTTTAAGGGGACAATATTTTGCACAAAACGAAACTCAGTCTATCGCATTGAGGGCGTATCCCCCGAAGATTTTCAAATTATACAAGTGTCAACAGGTATTGGCGGCGTAGGTCATCAAGCTGTTGCTTCAATTGATTTAGATGACGTGGCATATGTAAGCTACAAAGGTATTCACTCGTTAGCAGCAACCGATGCATACGGCGCATTTAGTGGCTCATTCCTATCGGAAAAGATTCAAACAGCTTTTTCTAATTGGACCGCTGGACGCCTAAAATACACCTCTGCGGTATATATTCCAACATTAAACTCTGTGTTTTTCTCAATTGCCTCCTCTGATTTTGACGATGATCGACAAGATTCTTTGTGGGTGTTTAATACGAAGTTTAAGGAGTGGCATAGGTGGCCAAATATTCAAGCAAAAAGCTTAGCAAAGTTTGATGATTCTGGAACACAAAAGCTGCTTATCGGGCGCTATGATGGCCGGATTGCTCAAGCTCAAACTGGCGAATATGTAGATTATACAACAGGCGCAATTCAATATACAGTTAAGTCTGGAACCATCTATGTAGACGGTAATCCAGATTCAATTAAAGCTTTCAAACGCCTTGGCTTTATTTTTCGTCCAAAAGGCGATTATACATTTACAGCGACTGTTAAAATTGATAACTTTGCTCAACAAGCTGTATCGTTTTCTCAAGTATCAGGCGGCGCCCTATTAGGCGATACGTTTACTCTTGGCGAAAGCATTCTGGCAGTAAGCAATGTGCTTGCTCCGCATATGCTGCCAATTGACGGCTATGGGCGTGGTGTGACGGTTAAAATTGAGCAGAACGCTACAAACCAACAAGTCGAGATTTATGGGCTTGTGTTAGAATATGATATTGCTGGGGATTCTCAGGAAAACATTGGATCTCAGGATTTATAATATGAGGAGAATATAAAATATGCCTACATTAACAATTACAAAATCGTATGCTGATGGTGATACATTATTTGAAGCAGATTTAGATAATATAAAAGATGATATTGAAAACTTCCTAAACGTTACAAAAGTTAACGATGATAACATTCAATCAGCTGGTATTACTGGCTCGACAAAATTAGTCGATGCATCGGTATCCAGTGCAAAGCTAGCGTCAGCATCAGTGACCACAAGTAAGATTGCAGACGAAGCTGTGACTACTGCAAAAATTCTTGATGCCAATGTTACTACAGCTAAAATACTAGACTCAAATGTTACTACTGCAAAGATAGCAGACGCTGCCGTGACGCAGGCAAAGCGCGTTGCTTTAGGGCAGCAGTTAAGTTCTAGTAGTGGTAGTTTTTCTACGACCACAACAGGGAATGTTGATGTTACAAATTTGTCAGTTACAATTACAACTACAGGGCGTCCTGTATTTGTTGGTTGCATAGGCGATACTGCGGTTGCAGACTCCTATTTTGAAGGAGAAGATACTGTTGGTGGCACGGGGTCTCTAGCTAGAATTATCTTAAATATTTATCGTGGAGGTACCATTATTCAGACAACAAGACTTGCCAACTACTTTGGCTCTGGTGCCTCGTCGGCGGCCATGATTATCTCTGCACCTCCCGGAATACTTTGGACTATCGACCCAGTAGCTGCAGGTACTTACACGTATAAAATAAATATATCAGACAACTCAGCAAGTCGTACCAAGAGAGCTTATAACATAAAGCTTATTGCCTACGAACTATAACCATGCTATAATTCTATTATGGACGTAGTAAAAGTAACAGACGAAAATTATCCGATACTAGTAAGTTGGTGGAATGCCCATATGTGGCCACCAATTCCACAAGATCACTTACCACAAGGCTTTATAATCTACTATGCTGACGAGCCTATCATAGCTGGCTTTGTCTACAAAACAGACTCAGCTTTCTGCCTATTCGAATTTATAGTGGCTAATCCAGCTGTAAAGGGGTTAAGAAGGCAATTAGCGTTTGAAGTTTTAGTGCAGGCTGTGGTAGAATACACTAAGGAAATAGGTGGTAAAACCCTGTTTACATCTGTAAATAACCCAAATCTAATAAGCAAACTAGAAGCCTCTGGGTTCGTTAAAACAGACACAAATATGACAAACTTTGTTCGGAGGGTCTAACAATGGCAGTAGCAACAGGGACAGCAATATTAGGCGCAGCGGCAATTGGCGCCCTAGCTAGTCGAGGTCAGGGCGGATCTTCTGGATCACAAACTCAGTATAGAGATATTGGTAAAGCAAATGCAAATGAATCGGCTGCAGACCAATCTGTCATGGAGCAGCTAAGACAGCTTCAACAATTTCAAGGCGTTGGACCTGGCCAAGCAGACGTGGCAGGAGGCTATCAAGCGCAGAATCAATTAGCGCAAATGCTTCAGCAATATTCTCAAGGAGGCTACTCTCCTAATGAGCAAGATCAGCTTACTGCCCGAAATCAACTAGCACCTCAATTTGAACAAGCACGCCAAAACAACGTAGTAGCAAATCAGCAATTTCGTCAACAAGCCGCTGTCTCAGGCAGAGGTCCAATGGACTTTGCTTTTACAAATCGTTTAAATCAGAACATGGGTAATCAAATGAATATGCTTGCAGCTCAGCAATCACAAATTGCGGCTCAACAGCCAATGCAAAGATTAGGATTCATGCAGGATTATGCAACGCTTAAATCAGGACTTGCTTCTCAAGCAATGCAAAATCGTTTAGCTATTGCAAATCTTGGCTCAAGCATTCGTGACTCTGAACGAAACCTTCGCTTGGGCGCAGCAACTACAACTACAAATACAAGCGGGTCTTCAGGAAACGAAACTAGTAATATGCTAATGGGCGGCCTAGCGGGCGCAGGCATGGGCATGCAATTAGCAAATGGCTTTGGGGGAATGGGCGGAGGAGCAGCAGCGCCCTCTCCTTGGGACAGCGCTCAAGCGTCGTCTTCTTTAGGTAATTTGATTGGATCACAAGGCAATGCAGGTTCTTCTTATAGCTACGGCGGTGGTGCACGGTCTCCAATGAGCATTGTTCCAGCTCCTAGGTCATACGGCGGCGGATCGTCCAGCTGGGGCGCCAGTGTACCTTCATTTTTAAATCCAGCAACGGGATACAGCGCAAGTCAACCAATGAATTTATATCAGGGCATACCAGGATTCGGGAGATAATTTAAAATGGCAATGAACGACCTATTCCAAGCATTAAATATGTTTAATCAAGGTGCAAAAGAGCTTGCAACAGGGCGCGCAATTCGAAGCGCTTCAGAGCAAGCACAGCAAATTAATATGATGGAAGGCAAAGAGTTTGAAAAACGGCAGGCATTAACTCAGCTTGGCCAAGGTTTGGCCGCACAACTGTCTTCAGTCGGCGCTTCGCCTCAGCAGGTCCAGCAAATGGCAGCAAATTATATTCCTCAGCAGCTTCAAGGTCCACAAGACTTTTTTCAGCAAGCAGCAATGGCAAAGTCACCCGAAGCAAAGCAACAATGGCAGCAAGCTGGCCAGCAAATTCAAGCTGGTCTTGCATCTGCTCCATTAACAAAACAGCAGATTGAACAAAACAAATTAGGTTGGGCTTCTTTAATGGGCACGCAGCAAATGGCTATGGCTGAAGCATCTGGAAAATCTCAACAAAAAGTAGCTGAACGACAAGTTCCTGATTTTGAAATCATGCCTGGGATTATTCCACAAGATGAAGATGTTAAAAAAATAAAAGAATTAAATCAAGCGCGTCTTGCAATTCAGCAGAACATGAAACGTCTTGAAGCGCAGATAAAAGAAAATGGTACAGAAGCTTTTACTGTTACTGGCAATGCATCTACTAAAATGGAAACATTATACAAGGGGATGCTTGCAAATTTACGTAAAATTGATGAGCTTGGCGTATTAAATGAAGCGGATATTCCTCAGTTAGAAGGACAACTTCCTGATCCAACAGCATGGACTAGAAGCGGAAAAAATGTTATGGAAGTTTACCAAGAATTTAAGCAAAGTCTTGATGACAAAGTTACAGCTGCGGGGCTTGCTCGCGGGTACGTGCCTGTTGCGTCCTCTCCTCTTAGACGTAATGCAATTGGTATTCAGCGCCAGCAAAAAGAAGAGTCTACTTTAGGGGCTGCGCAACAACGATTACAAGCGGTTCAAGGTACTCCAGAGGCTGAGCGTATGCAGCAATTATTAGAAGCAATGAAAGCTAGAACTCCAAAAGGGATGTAAATTGTATGGCAAAAAGCAAGAAGCTTGGCTATTCTGAAGTCAACGATTTAAGTCAAATGAGCATGGAAGATTTACAATTAAGATTTTATGCTTTGGCTCAACGCGCAGAGCAAAGACAGCCTTCTATTCAAGGACAAGGCAGCGGTGCCGTAGCTTCATCTCAACAAAAACCAGACACAGGTTTTGCTAGTTTGGATTTAGGCGACACGCCCTATAGCCCTGATGATTTTCAGTCATTAACAATTGAACAACTTGAAGAAAAATATTTAGACCCGGCAACTTTAGAAACTCGCCCTGAGTATGCTAACGGCGCTGCGCCTGAGCGCGCAATAATGAAATCTCCATCTGGCTCAACTTGGGAGCGCACAAAATTAGCTTTTACAAATCAGCCTCTAGAAAAGCAAGTAAAAATGCTTGAAGAAAAATATGGGCAAGGCAATGTGGCGCTTTCAAAAGGGCGGAACATAACTGTAAAAGAAAATGGTGCGTGGTATCAATTGGACCCATCGGGCGCAGGCCAAGGTTCATTAATGGATAAGGCATATGAAAAAACACAAGACATCCTAGCTGATAATGCAGATATTGCTTTATCTGTTGGTGTGGGTGTTGCTACAATGGGCGCATTGTCGCCATTAACAACTGGCTTAGCGCAATTAGCAAAAGCTGGTATAGTTTCAGGCGGAACGGCTCTTGCCGGATCACTTACTGCGGCTGGTGCATCAGGATTAGCTTCTGGTACAGTGCGAACATCCCTTGGGCGTTTAGCTGGAACCTATGAAGCAACGGCTGAAGAGCAGATAAAAGATATTGGTCTTGAAATGGCACTAAGCATGGCTGGACAAGCATTTGTTCCTGGAGTTAAATACTCAGCAGAAAAAATGGGATCTATGTGGCAGAAAGCTGCTCCTTCTTTTAAAGGAATGCCAGAACAAGCAAAGCAAACATTTGCTAAAGTCACTGGCACTCTTTCTGGTACTGGCGAAGGTAACATGCGAGTCATTTTAGATAACGCAGAGGAATATGGAAAAGTTGTAAAGCAATATAAAGGCAATGTAACCTCCGCTTTAGCTGATCAAGTTACAGAAGTTCAAGACCTAACCAAAGATGTTTTAGCTGGTGCGCGGGCGCGGGCAAAAGATCTATATGGCAAAGTTGCAGAAGAGGCTGGAGATCAATTTAGACCTAGTGTTCTTCGTGTTACACAACAAGCTGGGCAAAATATACCTGGCGAGATACCTGTTAAAATTGATTTATTTGATCAGGGTATAATTCAAAAGTCTAAGGGCGGCGGATTATATATTGACCCCACAAAAATACCGGTTGATACGCCAATATTTGGTGATAAGAAAGCTCAAAAAGCTTTACAACCAATGCTAGATCTTATAAATGATTGGTCAAAGGCTACCCCAAAATCAGGTCAAGAAGGTGTTGAGCAATTACTAACTTTTAAAGAGCGCTTAAATTCCACTTTTGATGCTATTGAAACAGCTGCAGATAATGTTGGCGGCCTTGATTCAGCGCTTGGGGAAATAAAAAACTTTGCAAAGCAAATGAAAGAAGCTTTTATAAATAAAGCTATTCAAGGGCCAAATAGGGATACACTTGTATCGGCTTTAAATAAAGCGGATATTGATTACGCTGAAATGAAAGTGTTGACCGATAAATTTAGTAAAGCTGCAATGAAGGGCGGAAAGCTTGATCGAGATCATTACGCAAAGTTATACCAAAATTTATTTGAACAACCTGGTAGAGGCACTTTAAACGCCGTAAAAAACGAAGCCGGTTCAGAGGTTGAACAACTTCTAGGTAAACTTGCAGATTACAACCGAAATATTAAGCCTAAATTTGATAAAATTAACATAAGAAAATCAGCTATTGCTACAGATCCATGGATGCGACCAGGGCAAGCTTCAAACGTACAAACAACTGCTGGTATGGTTACTGGCGCTTTAACTAACCCAGCGTTTGGTGTAGGCGTTTTTGCAGCGGCATCTCCAAAAATAAACGCAAAAGCTGCTCAGCTTACTGCCAATTTATTTCGCGGATTAGACTTTGTAAAGTCTCTTCCCTTAGCGCAACGTATGGAGATGCTTAAAACGCCTGAAGCAATCAATAAATTCTACTCAACTATTTTATCTATTCCTGGTATTGAAGCACAGACTGGAGCGCAGCTACGCGGAATGATTGAGGGCAATCAAAATGGACAATAATCAGCTTATTGAAGTTGTAGTAAGTAAACTTGCGTCAGTCGATGAAAAGATTGATTTAAAAAAAACAATACTAGATCGCGTGCTAAATAAAATTGATTCTGTAGATGAAAAAATTGGCTCTATTGATAAAACACTTGTTGCACAGCATCGCTCACTTGAGCATCACATTGAAAGAACGGCCCTAGCTGAAGAGAACATTAAATTAATTCGCTCCGAACTAAAGCCGGTTTATAAGCATATTCATATGGTTGAAGGCGCCCTTAAATTACTTGGTCTAATCAGCGCCGTCCTTGGCGTATTAAAACTACTTAGTATTATTTAGCACTTCTTCATATTTTTGGTACTGCTCGATATTATCAAAACTCATTTGAACTTCTGATTCGCTAGTCATTGCAAGAGTATTTCTTGTAAACTCCTCAATTCCTGGAAAGCTTGAATAATATTTGATTCCAAATTCATTTAAAACAACAATGGAGCCAACCTTTGCTTCTGTCGGGATCTCGTTGCCATCAACATCTACGTACCCTTCTCCGGTCATCAGAATTATGCCAACTAGCGCACGCTGCGTTTCAGCTGTGCCCTTATAGCTGTCAGGACTAGCTAAAATTAAGCCTCCCGCCGATTTAAACTCTTTCTTAGGTAATATCTCAACAAGCAGTCGCCCGCCGTTAAGACGAAAACCAATATCCTTTTTAACCTCATCCAAACGCTTAAACTGCGCTAGGTACTTTGATTCGATCATAGTTAAACTCCTCTCCACGTTCCGCTAAGAACGCATGTAATTTTTCAACGATCATTCGTCGATTATGTTTTATTGTATTATATGTATTGCCCTGTGACGCTGCAATCTCTCGGATGCTTTTACCCTCAAGCAGTAATAAAAACACAGCCTTTTGCCGTGGTAGCAGTAAATTGCTAAACTCCGCAATTAAATCAAGCCTTAAAGCTAACGTAGGTAGGGTGTCCAAGTATTCTTGCCGCTCAGCCAGTAATATTTCTTGTTGCGCATAATCTCTCTCATTACGACGCTTTTCAGTGCGAACATAATTAAAGTAAATACCAAATACCGACCTTCGGCAGTAAGCTAGTGGCTCTTTAATTGAATCAAGTTTTGTATTTGTTTCTTTTAAGTTCAGAAATAAGTTTTGCATTATATCCTCAGCTGCTTCTTTTGAGCGTGTCAGCCGCGTAGCATATCGCAAAAGTTTACTGTAATCTGCAAGGTAGGTGGTTTCAACCGGCGTCATTCAATAGGCTCCTGAAAACCGCGCTCATGCACAAGTTCTGAATCAATCTTAAAGAAATCTGACACTGCTAGAAAATAGCAGAGAGTAAGCATATCTCCACCTTCCATATCGGGGCTTTTTGCTGTATCAAAGAAATACCTATTTGCCCTTTGTTTTATCACGCGTAAATCTTGGATTGTTACCGAATGTCTTGGTTTCTGGGTCTCGCTCATTATTTACCTCTTCTGACGCTAAGTCAATTGCTGTTAGTCTGTTTTTGCCTTGTTTAATATAGTATCGCACGCGCTCTTGAAAATCAATTTTATTTTCTTCTTTTTTCTTGCTCGCCATCCTTTGGTCTCTCCTGGTATTTAGCACAGTAATACGAATGCATGTATGTCGTATCAAAATCCTTTTTGCCTTTGTAAGTTGCATCCACGCCGCACTGGCATTTAGCAGTTAGAAGGCGAGCCTCCTCAGCGTTTGTAGCAAGCATCCAGTCGTAGAAATTATCCTGGTCTGAAGGCTTATTGCTCATTTGTTAAACCTTTCCAATATAAGTTATTGCTCCCATTTGTACAAGATAGTCAAACTCTTCCACAAGGAGACAATCTCCCTGTAATCCAGTGTAATTTCCATATATTTCATGCAAAGGAAAAAATGGCAATCGATAATTCATCACAAATACTAAATCAGACTCTCCTTCTGCTTTTTCTTTAATAAGACGCCCAGTGCATTCAAAAAGACCTCCAGAATATTCGCTTAAGTATAACCCTTTACGTATGTTTTTATGCTTCATATTAACTCCTTTTTTTAATTAACTGGAAGATTAAATTCTACTAATTTTCCGCACTTGCACTTTAAATTTACGTTAGTATAATACTCTGGATTATCATCTGCTTGAGTCCATAGAGTATGTGTTTCTCCGCACCCCGTACAATCAACTGCATACTCGCCGCGCATATCATAATCAGCATATTCATGTTCGTAATATTTTTGATTCTCGCTCATGGCTGCACCGGCAATTGTCCAGGATTAATTGAATTAATAATTTTTAAAAGCTCCTCAATGTACTTTGCAACACAGGCATTATATGCAGCTTCATCGTTTGGATGTTGCTGTTTACATGTGTCTGTAAATACAGTCGGAAGCTCAATTGTCATAATATGCTTAACAATAATTTCGCCTGTCACGGGCGCTACTTGTACTTGCGTATTTACATTTTCTGGCACCTTTACGTTACCGCTATTGTAGCAACCAGTTTGAATTAGTCCAAAAAACAATACTATAGGTATATATTTCATGCGCATTTTAAACTCCTCTTGGTAATATAATATCATCAGGCGTTTCGTTTTTCAAGTCCATAATTACACCCTTCTCATAATGATACTGAGGCAGAGTATATGTAAAAATTGTATGGTCGCCGTCAAACTTAACTTCTTTATCTTGTGTCTCATTTAGCCACAGCATAAATTGTGGGTATTCAAGTGCTGTTAATCCGTATTTTACAAGCGTATGCCTTAGCGCGCAGTAGCTTTCAAAGAACATTTCACGCCAATACATCTTTTTACCAAACTGATCTACAATCTGAAGCCGAAGCTCAATGATTTCTTTTTTCATTCCAGCTGCTGTACCTGTTCCCAAATAAATGGCTTTATGATCCCATTTTACTGGATTTCGTTTCTTTTGCGGATCGCCGTAAACATCCGCTGCATGGTCCATATCAAGTGTATCAATATCAGTCATTCCATTTCTTCTTGTTGTCATTCTAGTATCTCCTTCATTTTTTGTTTTAGTTGTTGTTCATTTAAAGGTTGTAAGTATTTGTTTGCTGTCTCAAGTGACGACCAGCCCATAATAGCCAAGATATCTTGATTCTTAATATCGCTATTTCGTGATAGTTTTGTTGCAAGCAATTTGCGCAATGAGTGAGGCTTTAAACCAATCTTCTTGAGCGCTGTGCGTACTTGCCATTCTGACGGTAATTCTAGATGTTCTGGGAAAGCAAATGTTGTAAATCGCTCCTTGTTGCCTTTACCAATAACACTAGAAGTTTCTTTATTTACAAGATACATTTCATGAATCCGCAGGCCAGATTTAAGCAAGCTAATGCAAGCTTCTCGAACGTTTTCTTGCGGAATTGTTAGCACACGCTTCATAGCTTCGTCGAAATCAAGTTTTAAGCGCTCTGCCTTATAGGCGTTTCGAAATAGTTGCGGTGCGGAGGCAAGCAAGTCGAAAAATGGATTGTTAAAGGCTGATACTATCTTTAGTTTTTGACCATGTGAATACATGGCGGCAGCACGCTGGACCATTACCTTAATAGTGTATGGTTTGTAGCCTTGGCGTTTTAATTCTGCGTAAAAGTCTTGGCCACGAAAGCCAGAGACTTCAAGCACCGATACTATCGTTTTAAGGCGAGATGACTCAGACTTGTAAGTTGAATCATCCCACATTTTGTCGTTATGGGTTAAGTATGCGTAGTATAACTCTTCGTATTTATTTTTAAAATTCATCATGAATCTATGTTAGCACAAAGAATTCATACAATGCAAGGATTATTTTCGTTGCATCAATTGCTTAATGATTTCAATAATTTCAGCTATGGTGCGCTCAGATTGAGCCACACGAAGCTCCAAATCCATGTAGTTGTCGCGCGCTAATGTTTCAGGTTGAGCTTCCACCGCATCCACTACTGGCTGCGCTGCGGGTTCTTGAGGGATATCCGCCACATTTCCGCCACTCTTGTTTTGGCGCATAGCTAGACCTGATAACACGGCATTAGAGCCAGAGTAGGCCGCTATAACGCCTAGTAACCCCACAACCACTTCGGTCGTAAGGCTTGCAGGCGACAGCACAGCTACTGCTACAATAGCACCAGCTACTAAAACTGACAAAATAAATTTTCTTCCGCCTAATTTTTCAAATATATTATTTTCTGAGTCCATGTTTTATTTTCCTTTTTTCTTTAATATTAAGCACATCAAGCGCTCAAAATGTTCATCTTTTTCTAAAAGCCCCTTAACAAAATAATCAAAATCTTCGTCTGCCGGATTAAAATACATTCCAAGCTCATAAGCATACTCTAGAGAAAACAACAACTTTTCCAAGTGTTCTGTTGATATAACCACCATTTGATTAAGCTCTGATTGAAACTTAAGGGCGGTTGAATCTGAGTCGGGGAACCCAATCTCATTTTTTTGAGTAAGTCCAATATAGAAGTGATACAAAAGCACACAAAGCTGCTTGGCAGTAAGCTGGCGCATTTTCTGGCCGTCTTGCTTAACTGTTTTCTCGTTCTTAATTCTTGGAGTAATGCGAGCGTCGTTGCTCATGTGATCATCCTTGGTTGATAAAAAAACTGGCGGGCCAGGCGCTACTCTGGCAATGTGCTTACTTTGGATTATTGGCGCGGCGTTTTAAGCCTCAAGCCCTTATAGCTCTACATTAAGTTCCTAGCAATGCGTCCGAACTCCTGTCTTCCCAATATTCAGCACCCTCTATTGTCTTTCGTTTGCGTTCTTAGCAGAAAAATGTCCCTCTGCTTGCTTCCGCAACTCCGCCATACAATATTATTTCTTTTTTAATGCTGCAATCTTGTCCGCTTTGCTTGTGTCAGTCGTTGCAGCGGATTTCTTTGCTCCGACAAAGCTAGGGCCTTCTTGAACTTCCTTAACAAAAAAGAATCCAGTATCAAACGCTCCGCGCGGCCCTTCTTGCTCGTATAAATGAATATCTAGCTTTCCACGTACTTTAAGCTTTGAAACCTCTTCAATTAATGTCTTAGTTTGCTCTTCGCTTAATAAAAGTTGAACGCGATCTCGTCCAGCTTTTGAGACGCCCTTTAAGACTGTCTTTGTAAAAATGATTTGCTCACCTGTTGATTGTTCGTTTTGCTCTTGTGACATATATTATGTCTCCTTGTTGATTATGGCAACGCTTGTTTGCGCCGCAGTTATTTTATTTAATATTTCTTCTTTCGATTCTCTTACAGCAATTGTAGCTCCGCCGTTCATGATAAGAACCGTTCCGGTGGTTGGCATTGACATTACTCCCAAAATTTTATCTGGGAATACATCAAGTATTGTTCCTCTTTTGGCAGAGGCTAAGTCTATATTAAGTGTCAATGAAATCATATCAAATTCCTCTTTTTAAACCTTAAAATCATAACAACCCCTCAATCTTAACAAGAATACCATTATATTTAGCAACTGTCAACTGGGCCTTATTAATATACTCATCGTAACCAGCTGATTCTTTGCCATTGGATTTGCTCTTACGTTCCATGTAGCCTGGAATAATTAGAGTTTGAAGCGCTTCTAAGCCAACTTTACAAACGCCTTCAATTGCCCTTAGGTCGTTACGATTTAGGAGTTGCTCCCCTGGGGAAGTCAACCGCTCCTTAACGCCTTTAAGCATTTTATATTCATGGTCTTTACGACGAGGTTCTCGCGCAATTGTACGTGTTTTATGCTCATACAGGCGGGTGATTTGCCGTTTTACTAAGTCGAACTCTTCTTCTGTTAATAGTAGTTTACTCATACCTTCCCTCTTTTCACCGATGTCGTAGTCTTAAACGTCTTAACTTCATATACATGTCCATTATCTAATTTGACCTTATATGTCTTTGAGTCAAGCATACGCTTTGCTATTTGCTGCTCTAAGGTGTCTTTTTGCTTTTCCATACCATATATAGCGTCGTACTCTAATAGATAAGCTTTTAATTGCTCGTCATCAACCTTATTAAAGTTCTTAGGAAAATACTTATCCTTAAGCGTGTTAAAAAATGCTTTTTTAGTGTCAAAATCACCTCGGCAAGGCTTTACGTATGCGCAAAAAGCACATTTGATGCTTCCAGGTAAGAAGGTTTCAGCGGCCAGCATTGGATCATTCTTTGTTGCGGCTGCAGCTGCGGACTTAAACTTTGCTTCAACGTCTTTATACAACTTTTCACTTGGCTTAAAGCGCACTTCTCGTAATACGCTCGTGTTCTTTTGATACTGCAAGATGACCCCGTGGTCAATACCGCGCTCTTTCATAAACTGAGAATTGGCATATAGATTAACTTGCAAGAAATTTGCAGCAAAGAAGGGGTCATTAAGCTCTTCTAAGAAGGCCTCTAAGTCTTCAACCCAATAAGCAGATTTGCCGATGTTCCGCATGGTCTTCATGTTCATATACTTGTCATCTTCTTCTACCCACTTACTTGCATACGCGCTAGAAAACTTATCACCTTTTGATTTAACGTCAACTACGCACTTCCAGCCATGCTGCTCTGATACAATACACAAATCGTTTGAGCCTTCCAAAAACTTTGCAATCTTTGGATTTTCTGATTCGATGTTAAAAAACCCTAATGTTTGCTGTTCATACTTTACTTGAAACAATTCGCATTGCTTTAAGAAGCGTATGATGCTAAATTCGACTGAGTTTCCAAGACCTAGCAACCGTACAGTGGCAGGAGTCATTAACTCTTTTTCATAGTAAGCTGTTCCAATATACTCTTGCAACTTAAATGCAAGGGCACGTTCACATTCTCCAGCAGAACTAGGGCGGAGCGGATTACCAAATTTAGATTTACCGGCCTTTAACTGCTCTTCTTCTTTCTTTTGATTTTCCATTATTTGATCATCTAATATGTCGATGTATGATACGGGAGGGCCTAATATATTGCTCATTTTATAATCCTAATGCCCTAAATACAAAGGCGTTTGTTACTACAATTAAAAAAATACCTACGTATAATGAAACTACTCCGTTGTACTTGTAGGCGTCAATTATCATAAGAATATACAGCCACATTATCCCTACGTAAACTAATACTAGAGAAAGACTAAATAGTATATCACTCATTTCTGCCCCGATTCTTCCGTGCGACAAATATCATAAGCAAAACGAATAGCCATTGCTGCTACCTGAATAGCTTCCTGCCTCATGTTATCAACATTTCGTTTACCTTGTTTTACTTTTACTTCCGTCCACAATTCGTCCACTTCTTCCTTAAGAACACTAATGCCTTCATGTGCTGAGTTAAAGGCGGGATACAACGTTGTTGCATAGTCGACCTCTGTTCTTACTCTTTCTATTATTTCATCTAATCTTTTATCCATTGTCTTTTTTATCCTTCCTAAGTGTTTCAATTATATTTCGCTCTTGTTTTTTATGATATCGATCATCAAGATCAGGATGATGCTTAACTGTGTAGCAGGCCATTGCGAGCGAAGCAAGAGCTGATCCAAGATGCTTGCAGCCAGACTCCTTATCAATATCGCCTTCATCAAGAAATTGATATATGTGTCTTATGGCAGCAGCGATTTGTCTTCGTACTGCTAAGCCTTCGCGGAAGTTATCTGCTTCATACTTTTTAGCGCCATAGGTAAATGCTTCTCCCATAGCCCACATTGCTTCAATGGGTACGTGTGTTAAATCCGGCTTTTCTCCATCGTATTTAATCCCAGACATCCGCTATTCCTCCGTCTACTTGTAGTGTAAATGTTGTTTGTGTGTTTGTCAATTTTCGTTTAAAACTATTTAAAATCGCTGCGTTTTCATGCTCGACATCTGCTTGATTAATATCAACCTTACTAACAATGGAGTCATGAACAAACATAATAGGTTTTGCCAATGTTGTCTCGGCAATTTCAAGTCCAATATCAAGCACTAGGTCAGATGCCGACCCCTGAATCAAGGTATTGAACGCTTTCATGTATACATCGTCAACGTTTTCAATTTTTATAGGGCGGCCTAGCAAATTAAATATGACTTCGCCCTTTTCCATTTCAGCATCTAGTGCCTGCTTGAAATCCCATACTCCAGAATATGTCTCTCTAATCCGCGCAACAACTTCTTTGCATTCTCGCTCAGAAAAAAATATCCCTTCTTTTTGACAAGACATTTGAACTTGTCTCCAGCCAGCACCATAAAGACAAGCAAGCCCGATGGTCTTAGCAATCTGCCGCTCTATTGGATACTTGTCTTTTACTTCTTCGTCAGTACAATCAAGATTAAACATGATCCGCGCGTTAACTGAGTGAAGTGATTTACCTTCTTGAATCAGTTTTGTCAGCGCCACATCTTCCGTATAATATGCCATAAGAAGAGGCTCGATAGCAGTAACATCATAAGTAACAAACTTAAAATCATTCCCCGCAACAAATAGGTGCTTAAGCTCCCTTGGATGCTGCTGAAGGTTTGGCCCGCTAGAAGAAAGCCGCCCCGTACGGGTGCCGTCAATGTTATAATCGCAATGTATTTTATTTTCCGCTGACTTTAGTTCCAAATACTTTGGAAAAAAAGCTGTTGTCAATTTTGTAATTTTGCGCAATCTAAGCAACTTGGCCACAGCCTGATCTTGTTTTGCCAATCGTTGCAACACTTCCTTCCCAGTTGACTCGTCTCCCTCAAGGTTAACAACGTCTAAATTTAGACGCTCTTTTAGCAGCCACTTTAGCTGGGCTGGGGAGTCAAAGCTAAGTTCGGTATCTCCAGATTCGATCAATTTTTGCTTTGCGCGCTCAAATAGGTTAACGTATTTTAACTGGACGTCTACAAGACTTGCTTGTGGGTGTTTTTGGGTATAATTGTGGAACATTTCGTTGTATTTTGCGTTTAGTTCGCTTATGACTTTTTTGGAATACGCTCCAAAATGCTCATGCCATTCCTGCTTTAGCGTGGCAGTAAGCTGGGCGATTTCTTGCTTATATTCAGCATCTAAGCGCTTGATTTCTTCAACGTCAATTTCAATGCCTTCAAGTTCAGCCGCTAAAATCATTTTGGTCCATGGCATAAGTTTTGTCGCATAGAAATCATATTGGCCTAGCTGATCTAACTTGTTTGTAAAAAATTGATATAACTTGTATGTATATTCGCAGTCTTTTAACACGTATTCATCAGAATCGTGACCATTATCAGGCTCCCAAAACGGCTCTACATTCAAAAAATATGGGGCAAGAGTTTTTAAGGAGTGCTGCTTAGCTTCTCTGTGCGGGTTTGTCCGTTCTTTATTTCGAAGCAATCTCTCACTATTGTATTCTTCTAAATAGTCTTGTGGAATTTTATCTGTACACACAAATGCCATCAAACGCGTATCGTCAAGCCAGCGCTGTTGCCAATTAGGCATTTCTCCAAAATGATGCATCATGTGCTTTAGATCAAACTTGAAATTTTGCCCAACAAAAAACATGCTTTTATTAGAATATACTTCATGCCAAAACTCATTCCACGGCGCGCGGAAAACCTTAGAGTATCCTTCTCCCACAACACCAATGCAGGTTATGCGCGAATTACTTGGTATTAGGGCGTCATCCTTGTCATCCGTTATGCTTGCTGTCTCAATATCTAGAGCCACTACTTTTTTCATATGTATGCTTCCTTTATTCCATCGCTATCTACTAATTTTAAGTGCTTACGAAACTGAGCAATATCACTTGAATCAAGCCTAAAGTTTCTGAAGTCGTCAGATAAATCCTGAAACAGACCACAAGTTAACACCTGCATATCCATCTTCAAATCTGGATCTCGCTTATCGACCCTAATTAGGACAATATCGCCCCTATATA